GTATTGCTCGCAGGGGACAGTTTGTGCCGCCTGACTTGGTCTCGAAGATTCTCGTGTATCAATCGGGGCGGCTGCACCATCGCGTGGGAACCTATTAACCTGTGTTTACCTATCGTATTACCGTAGGTTGCCGCTGTAAGGGCGTCCATAGCCATCGTCAGGGGGTAGCCGGACACCAACCTCTCGCCTATCCTCAAGACGCTCGGGCGCCAGTCCAAACCCTTAGTTTCGATTAGACTATCCCCCTTGCCCATGCCAGATTTCAAAAGTATGTAGAATTGAATGAATTGCTTATCAAGGTTATTCTTACTATCGGCAGTCATACTGCCGTTATCATAGATGGCCTGAATGACCTTGTACTCCTGGTACGGGTCTTTGCCGCCCTCGCCCTTTGCTTGGGCGATAATCTCCGGGGTTAGTTTGTTCTCCTCGAAATCCTCCAATAACTGCTTGGCTGTATATGTATGCTCGAAGTGGTCAACGTCTATATCATCGAAGATGTTAGTACTGAACCAGTGGTTTCGCGGGTCTCTGCGCCGGAATACCAATCTGTCCTTCTTCAAGTCCTCGTCAATAGTCATCACGCCCCACAAGACAGAGGCGTCGCTTACCTGCTGCTGATAAGCCGTCAAGTGGTAGAATGTCGATTTGTCAAAGCCGCTCCTTATCTGCTCCGCCGCCTCCTGCATATATTTCTTGATATTGTCCACTTCCATCATTTTTCGCTTATGGGCTATGAAGTTTATCCACGACTGCTCGGCCTGGTCTCGCTTAGTGGCCGTCATTGAAACGAAGCCCGCCGCGAACTTCCTGCGAGACTCCGAAGGCACCGGGTTGTAAATGGACACCCCGTACGCTTGCTTGCCGGGCTTGACGCTCTTTTGCATATCCCACGTCCGGGGCATGAACAGCTTTGTGCATAAGTCCATCAGCGGCTCAAGGGGCTTCCTGATAGACTTCAGCCTCGTGTGATGCTGCATTACTTCTTTGACTATGTCCTTGTCTTTCTTGTCTCGCCATTCAAACATTATAATATATCCGCCAATATATTCGTTTCCTTCTTGTCATCCCCGAATAACTTCGGTAAGGTCAGTCTCGACTTCGCTCTACTGTCCGTAGTCCGCTTCATTCGCTCTAAGATGTCCAGCCTTGCCCGCTCCACCTCGCCGGACATACCGACACGGATATTACTGAGGCCAAAAGCACCGAAGTTATTCAATCCCCCTAATAAAAAATCACTCAGTATCGGTAGTGGCATTATTTCTTCCTCTTAACTCATACGCTTGTGGGCAGCTCTGGCCACCTTTGCGGTTTTATACGTGCGAATCTTCTTGCCCTTTTTCTTGCCGAGGCAATGATATACTGTCTTACCTCGTACTACCATTATTTATTCTCCTAATGAATATTTACTCATGAGAAGTCTCTTATTATCCTGTGGCTATCATCTTCACATAGTTTGAGGCCTACAAATATTCCGCCGTATATACCTAACAGTATCGCCGGTATCAATAATAATAACCACGCCCAGTGTATCATACTTCGTCCCTATACCTCTAACAACGTCTGAACGCCCATATCGCTCGTCTCGTCCTCTCGATGCTCCACTTCTTGTCTCTTTAGGTAATTCTGTAATTCCACCGTAACGTATCCCAAAGCCTCAATGGCCGGGCAATAGCCTATCTTCAACCCGCTTATGTCGCTGGCGTCAATAGCGTCAAAGCCCTGCAAGTGCAACGCAACCTTACTATCCTTCAAATATAACAGCATTCTATCAGGCTGCAACCATAATTTTATTTGAGGAAGTAAAAAGTCGTACAAACGCTCCTTCTCCAATAACGCCGTATGGCGAATCCTTATCTGGCGGGGCTTTTGCAAAGACTGGTGCAGTCTCGACTCCCTGCGGAATTCCTCATTAGCCTCAGTCAGAAAGTCCCTCGCCGCGTCATGGGTCTCATCGGCTAACCATCTGCCCTCCGGGTCGCCGCTCTGGTCTATCCTGCGCCACGATACCCAGTATTTCAAGTCCATAGCAACGCACTGCCTGATAAGCTCCCTAACGTCAAAGGACTCGTAATCGTCCAATACACACAACTCATACCCGCCGGGGTGCCTCTCCTTACAGGCTCCCACGACTATGATGTAGCCCGCCCTGTCCTCACACGGCCAGGCTATGCCGCCCCAGACGGCCTGGGTGGCGTCTATCATATCAACGTACTCAATATACTGGCCTAATTTGGATGTTCTGATGTCAATCATCGTAATTTGTGATATATATTAACCAAAACAAGAAAAATAAGAGTAAGTATAATCGCTTGATATATTTGCATTATGCCACCAACCTACTGAAATAGCCCTTGTGGTCAACCCCATAGATAACATACCGCAAACAGTCGCAAGTGTGGTCGTTCAACTGCAACGGCTCGTCCTTGGCGTCCCTTGTCTCGTTGCCCTCAGCCCACTTGTAGCCGCCTATCTCCTTGATTGTGTGCTTGCAGGTATCGAATATCTGTAACCTCGGCTTGCCATCACCCTGTATCTTTAATGCCGCCTGGACGGCCTCTATACCCAAATGCACGTCCTTCTTGGCCGTCATAGTCCCAATACCGTATTGTCGGAACTCGTGCCGCTCCTGGGCATCATGGTCGGCCCACGTTACCCTGTACCGCTCCCTGCCGCTTATCCTCTTAATCTCTGACGCGTGGTAGGCTAAAGTCTGCTGGGCCGCGTAATGCTCGTTATAGACGTACCAGCGATTGTCGTGGTCCCGAGCCATCCACAGGCAGGCAAACGGATTGTTGAAGCCCCAGTCTATTGCCCTGTACCTCTGCCAGTCGTCAGGTATCACAAACGGCTTGCAGACGTGAACCTTGCGATTGAACGTCTTATACACCGCGCCCATGAAGGCGGCGAAATAACCCTTAATCCTTGTCTCTTGGACTTCCAAAGGCCAGTCAGCTATCATCAAGTCAATCTCTGAATCGTCAATATAACCACCGCGGCTCTTGCGGTTGTCATTAAGATTGGCATAAAATACCTCATCGGTATCCGGTAAGTCTATCACCCGCTCCTCAAGCCATGGCTGGGGCCGGATAGGAGTCATACTACCGGCAAAGAAGCCGTTATAATCTAATAGCCGTGCCTGCATCTCTGTAAAGATACCCTCACTATCGCTCTTAATCTGCTCGTCCTGATAGATAGCGTGAATAGGCCGGCCCTCAAATGCTGTGCGGCCCTGTTCACCAGCCTTGAATTCTATCCGATTACCGTTGATAAGCCGTATCTCCTGGGGTATCTCCTCTTGCCGATTGTGCCAGATAATAGGCTGTTTTATCTGTACCGGCGGCAAATAGTCCTTAATCTTCTCTCCCCATAGCAGCTTGCCTACCAATGGCCAGTTGTCCGCCACAGCCCATATCGTGGCGTTTCTCGGAGTTATGCGGAATGGATGTAACCCTATGGCAAACGAACTTAAATCGTACCCGATATTACTCTCGGACTTACCACTTCTGTTCCCGCCTAATATCCAACGGAACTTAGCTTGACTCCTATGAAAGCCATCCGGGGCTGTCAACGGCTTGTAATTCAGTATCTTGCCGCCTATTAAGTCTATGTCGTAATCACTGGCGGCTGATAAGTCCACAGCCCAGCCAGCTCCTATCGCGGCGCTTACCTTTAGAAAGTCTCTACGATTTAACTGCGTCATTCACGAACCTTTCGGCAAACTTTGCCCGGATTGCGTCTCGCTGCTCAGATGTATAGAACCTTACCTCGGCATCCACAGAATGAGTTTGTAGAGGCCGGCCAAGACATCTATCGAATAACTCCTTAATCGCCTGTATATCGCCCTCTTTTGCTTTCTTAACCAACTTTACGACAATATCTTTCATGTCTTGGTCGGATACTGCTTCCAATAGGGCTTGCTTTAATGCCTTAGTCCTTTCGTTAGTATGGCTCTTATTGCCTACGCTATACGAATGACCTTGAGCAAATTGCCCGCTTGATGTCCTGTCCTGCCCTTCTGATGCATTACCAACTGAACCGTCAGCACTTGGTTTGTCTTTTTCTCTCTTTTTGGCCATATTTTACCCAATAAATACACATAATGAAAGCCCCGGCAATAGAGCCGATACTCAATCCAATGATAACGCATATTATATCATTCATTCAAATTCCTTCCTGGTTTGTTCATTGAATTAGTCATTTATTCTCTTGTGGCTTAGATAGATGAGCATCTCTTTTAAGCAAGCTATACCAAAGCTTTACTCTTAATGCTGAAACAGTATTCTTTCTTGCCTTACCTGCTCTACTTCTACTTCTTCTCATACTTCGTCCAGCCTATCATTTAAGATATTCCCGCTCCCATTGCGCAATCAAGGTCGAATCAGCTTTCTCGAACGCATCGTCAGAAGTCTGACATATAGCCGTTAAAAATCTTTCGGCAGGCGGTAAGTCGTATAATAGCTTGTATGCGGCGTGGAACGCCCTTACCTGTAATATTTCAAGACCTTTTAAGTGACTTCCTGTCATTTATCTTCTCTTATGCTGTCAAGATAAGCTTGGTCTGTAAATAACTCTGGGTATTGTAATTTAAACCAATTTGGGCACTCAAGCTCTCGATGGATTCTTAACTCAAATTCAACGGCGCCTTCACGATAATAATCTTCAACTTTACTCATATTCTTACACCCAGGCTATGTTATTTCAAATTTATGCCTCAAAGAATGTTTTGCCCTTTCTAAGTGGCTTGATATTGTATATATTGTCTCTTTTGGATTTACTTTCCAAATAGTCGGACTTGTTGTTAATGTAGCAACGCATCCATATTTCTTACATAAACGAGCATATTCAATATAAAATACTTGACGTTGTTTTTCGCTATATCGCTTTCTTTCCCCTCGATTTCTACTTAAACGTCTAAGTTCTTTTATCTCTTTATCTGTTAAAGGTTTATGTTTTCTATGTCTTCTTGGCATACCATTCGTACCAGAGAGAGTATGGGCAGAATAACCCAATGGAATTTTGGGTCATTCGCACCGTCGGTCGTTAGTGTCGAATCTGCTTGGAATTTCACCCATTTCGTTACGGTCGATAACAGCTACAACCAAGTCAGCTAAGGGTTTAACCTTGCCAAAAGTAGGGCTTAGTTCTTTTGGTCTTATATTAACCTTGCCGATTCTCTTCGCGCTATCGACTGAGCACTTACCTATTCTCAAATAGGGCTTGAGTTTGAGTTATAAAAAAAAGGTCTCGTCAGTCCTGATGTTTCCACCAAGACCAACGAAACCCTAATACCGAGGGAAGGAATCGAACCTCCGTC